CTACGCCCGCTTGCGGATCGCGTCGGCAACGCCAAGCAGGTAGCCCGGGCTGAACCTCGCGTAGTGCTTTTGCGTCGTGCGATCGTCGTCATGGCCCATGAACTGGGCGAGTTGCGGCATCGGCACCCCTGCCTCAGCAGCCCAAACCGCCCCGGTATGACGCAGCGTGTACGGCGTCGCATGGACACCGCTCCTTTCGCTTGCCGCCTGGAACGCCTTCTTGATGCAGGCGATCGGCTGGCCGCCCCGCTCGATCACCGATTCGCACGTGCGCGCCATGAAGGCTTCTTGCAGCACCGGCAGGAGGTCGGTCGCGATCGGCACGATGGTCCGGCGCTTCGACGTGCGCACATGGCCGGGCGGCGTGAAGTCGATCTGACGGCGCATGAAGTCGACCCGGTCCCAGGTAAGTTGCAGGATCGCGGTCGGCCGGGCCATCGTGTAGAGACCGAGCATCATGTAGATGCGGGCATGCGGCGCCACGACGGCCTCAAAGAAGCGATCGAACTCGCGATGGTCGAGGTGGCGTCGCTTGGTCTCAGGCGGCTTGGGCAGCCAGACCGGAATGCGACGGTCCAGCTTTGGCCCGTTGGTGGTCGCCCAGCCAAGCGCCGTCGAAAGCTGCATAAGCTCGTAGCGCACGGTCGCGGGGCCTACGCGACGCCGGTTGTAATAGGTGCGGGCCATCGGCTCGTCGATCAGCTTCGGGTCGATGCCATCCCAATACAGCTTCATCGCCTTCCATGCGTCGATTCGGCGCGAGTACGAGGGCTTGTCCTGAATGGAGGCGAGGTAGCCGGTCATGATCCGGCCCACGGTCCAAGGTGAACTGTCCCCGTCTTGCCAGAGCCGGCGCGCTTCCGCCTCGGCGCCCTGCCGATCTGACGCTTCGAGCTGGCGGCGACGACGCTTGCGCCCGCCATGTCCGTTGTCTTCGTGCCAGACGAGGGCAAATCCGCCTCGGAAGCGCTGGACTGAGTAGTCTTCTGCGGCTTCTGCGCCGCCTGTGTCATTTCGCATTCGTAACGCTCCACTTCCGACACGTTGATTCGCATCAGAGACCCAAGGCGAAAGCAACGCAGCGAACCGCTGTCGATGACTTTCCGAACGAGGCTGGTGCTGCATCCCCAGCGCGAGGCGACCTGCTTCACGGTCAGCGGCGGAGGCGATGAAATGTTGAAGCTCGGCGCTGTCATGCAGCCTCCCTCGCAAGTTCCGCCCTGAGCGCCGCCTGAGCCTCAACCAAGTGAGGCGGCCACTCTGCGCGGGGCATGTCGTCGTAAAGCTGGGTGAAGCACGGCCCGCAGTCCCATCCCGTCAGTTGCGAGACGATCCAGTCGCGGACCTGCACGCACTCCACGCAGGTGTGGTAGCTGTCCGGCTGGTTGTCCCAGATCCCGCTGACGTATTGGTAGCGGTCTCCGGGCTTAATCCAAGCTGCACACTCGCAGCAGCGGTGAGGCTTGCGGGCGCTACGCCAGCGCTCGCTGAACGCCTGAGGTACTTCGCAATCACACATGGGAGTTCTCCGACGCGGCGGGCCTATAGCGAGCGCGCCGCAGCGCGGCGCGGTTCACCCCCGTGTTTGGAATGACCGGGCCAGCGTCGCCGTCGATCTCGCGCGGGTTCGGGGCGACGCCCATCCGGTCGACAATCGCGCAAGCAACTGGAAAGCGCTCTAGCGCCCGCTGCGAAGGCCAGCGATGCTTGTGATAATAGTTCGGGTTCCCATCGATCCGTTCCTTGCTGTACTTCCCAGCCCATTCGAGTGGGTAGGCGTAGCCACCATCATCAGGGCGCCATACGGTGATGTAAGGCTTGTTGCGCCATTCTTGACGTACATCGATGATGTAGAAGTCGGTCATGCCTGCGCCCCCTTCATCGCGTCAGTAGTCGCCCGCAGAATGACCGGCCGCAGACGCTGCCACAGCGCCTGGACGACCTCCTCCGGGCTGCCACTGCTCTGAGCTGCCACCATGCCTGCAGGGATCGCCATCGCATTCCCTGCCGCCATGATCGCGATCATGGTCTTCCCGGAAAGCGAAGGGTGAAGAGCCATCGTGCGATAGATCGCCTCGGCCGCGTCATCTGCGGCTTTGTTGGCGAGGTCGCGTGTGAACAGGTCATAGCTCATTCTGCCCTCCCCTCCTCAAGCGCCTTCACCACATCGAGCGCCACCTTGCCCCAAAGGCCGAAGGCGCAGCACGAGCCGCGTGCCGGCGTGTCGCAGCCCGCGCAGTGGTCCGGGCCTTCCTCGCCGAGCGCCGAGGTCGTACGGCACATAGCTTTCGCCGCGATCTCTACCTTGGGCTTGAGGTCGTCGGGGATGGCCGCCCAAGCGGCTGGCTCATCGACGATCATGTAGCCGCCATCTTCGAAGCAATCGAATGGATCTTCGGTCATGCATCAAACACCTTCCTGCACGCGCTCAGCTCTTCGTCGAGCGGCGGGAACAGCGTCTCCACCGAGCCATCCGCCTCGATGATGCAGGCGGTTACCGGAGCGCCCTGGAAGATCTTGGGCGAAAGCGCATCGATAGCGGCAGCTGCCTTGCGCATGACCACGCGAGGATCGGAACCCAGCTCTAGCTCCGCGTGGTCCAGGCCATTCACACGGACGTGATATTGCCGATCCGGCTCTCGCGTGCAGGAGCCAATCAGCTCCGCGCCGTTGAACAGCTCCCAGCCTGGCTTCGCCTTGCGCCATTCCAGCCGCACTGGTTCGCCCAGGGGGGGGTAGTCAGGAAACGCAATGCCGAACTTGAAGGCAAGGCCCCTCGCCGCGCGGCTGGTCATGCCGGTCCGCTGCGTGAAGTCGGCCATGGTCCAGCCGTCGCTTGCCGAGATGCGCATGTAGACGGCTGCCTGGGCGACCGCGAAGGTCACGCCGGTCTGCGCACTGACCTGGTTAGGCGAGATCGCGCTATCGAGCATTTCCCGTACTCCTGATAATGCGCTCAACCTCTGCCAGCGGCAGGCCATAGGAGCGCGAGAGGCTTTCGGCGTCGGACGGTTCAACCGCGCCAAGGAGATGATTGCGCAGCGCATTGGCGCGCTGCTGGAACTGAGCGGCTTGCTTGCGGGTCATGCGGCCCGTCTTCCCTGCCGCACCAGCTCAGAGATTCGCGCCCTCGCCCTTACCTGTGTTATCCAGAGCACAGAGAGGTGAGTCGCATGATGACCATGGATGACGCAGTGGCGCTCCAGAGGCTGGTCAACATCGAGGCCAGCGCGCGCCGAAGTTTCGAAACTGCACGGGCCAACGGCGATTTTGGCCGGGCTGCGCATTTTGCGCGGCGCCTGCAGATGCTCGACAGCACCATCAGCAAGATGTCGCTGGAGATCATGCATATCACGGAGTGAGTGGGCGTCGTCGACATAGACGGTCATGCCTTCCTCCGTTCGCTGGCAGCATGCTTCAGCTTCGCAACGGCCATCACAGTCGGCTTGAGCTCGGCTGGGGCGGCGTCATAGGGAATCGTCTTGCGGAAGCGACCGCCATTGAGGCGCGCGAGCACGCCGCGGTGCACGAGTTCCCAGTTTCCTGCATCGGTGTTCTGCTTGTTGCCATCCAGGCACTTGAGGGCATGCCCTTCCGGGAGCGCGCCATGGATGGCCTCCCAGTTCAGCAGGTGCACAGCCCGCCACCGCTGCCGCGCCGTACCGCTGTCGCTGATCTTGCGCTCGACATAGCCGTCCTCGGTGATCCGCTCGTACCCGATTGGCTTGTAGTTGTGCTGGGCAGTGCCGCTCATCTGCCCCTTCTTGAACTGGGTCCGACGCGCATTCGGATGTCGACCGCCCTGCCCCGGGGCGCACGTCTTCCCCTTGTTCATGGGCTCCTGCCCCTTCACGAAGCATCCCGTGCGGCCGGTGCGCCAGCCCTTGCGCTTGCGCAGGGCATGAAGGTTTGCAGCCGTCACGTCGGCGCGTCCGAAGCGCTCCTGGAACGCGGCGTGGTAGTCGCCGATCAGCAGCGTCTTGTTCGCCTCCAGCCATACCATCTCGGCAGCGCTGTAGGGGATAGCCCGGCCCTTCATTCCGACTTGCCTTCGATCATGGGAAGCATGGGCCGGAAGCGGTCGCCGTGATTGGCGATGAGGTTCGCGGCCTTCAGCTGCAGGTCAGCGTTGCGAATGATCTGATCGGCGACCTGGACCATCGCATCGGCGCGCTTGGCCTCCTGCTCGATCTTGTCTGCGTCCATGCCCTCGTCGCCCAGGCGCTCGAGCTGCATGAACAGGTGATCGTTCAAGTCGGTGAGCTTGTTCTTCATGCTGCAATCCCCGTGATTTCCGGAAGCGCCTTGCGCGACATGCTGAGCGTGAAGCCCAAGCGTTGCTCTGTTTCGACGTACCTGCGGTACAGTGGCGGGTTGAGCTTGGCGGCGGTCGTGAGATCCGCCTGGCTTGCCATGATGCAAAAGCAGCACGACAGGCGGGTCATTCCAGCCGCGTATGCCCAATGGGGCTTCTGGCCTGCTTGCGCGATGCAGGCGAAGACGTCGCTGGTCGCCCAGTCATGGATCGGCAGCCAATCGTACCACTCGCGGCCTGCGATGCTGTTTGCCGCGTTGAGCTTGAATGGCGTCAGCCTGGCTCGCCCAGTGCTTTCCTCAGCGCGCATTCCCAAGCAGTTGACGACAAGGCCACCGAACTCAGGATGCGCCTTCAGGTACCGACGAATTTCGCGCTCTATCGGCCCCCGCTTGAGGTCTGACGTACACTGCCGATTTGCTGGGCTGGGGAACATGCCGCGATGCTCGACCATCTCGAAGAGCGTCTTTCGAGCGCGGGCATAGACAATGCGGATATTCCCACTGTTCGCTTCGATGTGCTCAACTGTCCCATCCCATTCAACTTCAGGCAGAAGCGCGTGAACAATCAGGATCTGTCGATGCGGAACCATCGACATGACCTTGATCTTCTGCGCCTGGCTATCCTTCCCAGCGCTGTCGTTGATCACGAACAGCGCGCCGCGCGCGATAAGGCTTTCGATTTGGGGGCTCACTTCGCCCTCCCCATGCAGATTTCGAGGATGAACGGGCCCCACTCCACCACGAGCGAATGCCCGGCGTAGACCTGGTCGATGTTCTCGCCAGGGCCACCCCAGCCTGCAACGCTGATGTTCGGAAGGAGACGGCGGCTCATACGATCACCGTCACCTGTTCCGCCGCGCGCGTGACGGCTGTGTAGAGCCAATTGCGCTTTGCATCGCGGAACGCGCCGCTCTCATCGAAGATGATCACGTTGTCCCACTGGCTGCCTTGGCTCTTGTGGCAGGTAATCGCCCACCCGAAAGTGAACTCCTGCGTGCCGCGCTTTTCCTGCCACGGGATCGTCTGCTCGGTGCCGTTGAAGAAGTGCGGGAAGACCTCGACACGCAGCGGATCGCGCTCCTCGTCGAGCGAATTGACGTTGATCGCAAGCTTGTCGCCTAGATCCTCGATCCGCTGCGCATCCCACAAGCCACCGTTGAACAGGTGCTTGTCCTTGTCGTTGCGCAGGCAGATGAGCCGGTCACCTTTAGTCGGGTGCCAAGGCTGGCTCGATCCCTGCAGCCCCTTCATCGCCCGGATACGTTGGTTGTAGGAAACCCGCGTGCGGTTCAAACCGCACAGCAGCTGGTCGGCGCCAAGAACGAGTTCCCCAAGACGGTCCCGGCCAAGCGATCGGCTAGGCGTGACCAGGCTGTTGCCGTGCGTTCCTACCTGCAGCTCCTTGCCCTGACGGATGTCCATGGACATGCGGATGATCGGATTGTCCTGCGCCTGGCGATGTACCTCGGTGAGCATCACGTCCGGCTCGCCATTGATGAAGTAGCCCTCCCCCTTCACCGGCGGGAGCTGCGCGGGGTCGCCGAGAACGAGGATGCGCGTGCCGAAGCCAAGCAAGTCGCGTGCGAGATCCTCGCCGACCATGGATACCTCGTCCACGATAAGCAGTGCAGCTTCGGCCAGGTCGCTTTCGTCGTTCAGCTTGAACTCGGCAATGCCGGTCTCCGGATCAATTTCGGTGCGGTAGATGAGCGAGTGGATCGTAGACGCCCCGTCACAGCCCTTCTTCCGAAGGACCAGAGCGGCCTTGCCGGTGAAGGTGGCATAGAGGACCTTACCCTTCACCTTTTCGGCGATTTCCTTGGCGAGGGTCGTCTTTCCGGTACCGGCGTAGCCAAACAAGCGAAAGACTTGAGCGCCCTTCGGATCAGTGATCCAGCCTCGCACCGCACGAATGGCGGCATCTTGCTGCGGGGACCAACTCATGCGGCTTTCCTTTCAACTGGGTCCGTCCACTCGACACCATGCTCGGCGCCGAAGGCGTAAATTGCTTCGATCAAGTCGCTGAATTCGGCCTTGTTGAGCCGACTGGACTTGAAGCCGAGGGGAACGACGCCTCTTCCGTCTAGGGCAGGCTCGAACGTGCAGGAGAAGCCCGCCGCGTTCATGAACAGCGCCTTCCAGTTCTCCGTTGTGAGAACGCGCCCTTGCGGCTTCGCACGGGCGATGTCGGACAGCATGGCCCACATCTTGGCGTTCTGATCGTTCGTGCGCCCTGCCTCGCGAATGTTGAGGACGGCCCGGTCCGGCGCACACTCGATCAGCTGATGAGCGCGGCGCCGCACGTTCGGGTTCGACAGGATGAGCGTCTGGCCTTTCATCGTTCAGCCGCCCCTAAAACGGAATGTCGTCGTCGAGGTCATCGCCCCAGCTACTGCCGGAACTGCCCCAATCGTCGTTGCCCTTGCCGGATTGACGCTGCCCGCTGTCACGATCATCATAGCCGCGCTTTCGCTCGCCACGTTGATCGCCGCCTCCATTGCCCTGCAGGCTGTCGAGCATCACGATCTTGCCGCCGATGCCGCTCACGACGACCTCGGTCGAATAGCGATCGTTCCCATCGCGATCCTGCCACTTGCGGGTGCGGAGCTGCCCCTCGACGTAGACCTTTGAGCCTTTGCGCAAGAACCGTTCGACAACCCCAACGAGGCCTTCTGAGCCGACTACCACGCTGTGCCACTCGGTACGTTCCTTGCGCTCGCCGGTCTGGCGGTCCTTCCAGCTTTCGCTCGTGGCGATGCGCATGTTCGCGATCTGGCCACCGTTCTGGAAGCTCCGCAATTCCGGATCCGCACCAAGGTTGCCGACGAGAATGACCTTGTTGACGCTCGCCATACTCAAGCCGCCTTCTTCGTTTCGATGAACGCCACGCCGGGGATTGTGCGGCGGGTGGCCTCGTTCCGGGCATCCTTGTCGGCGAGCTCCTGAAGCAGCGCGTGGAATGCTTCCGGCTGCTGGGCGAGGTAGTGCAGCAGGGCTGCCTTTCGATCCGTGATCTCGGCGTGCCAGGTGGAGCGCAGACCAACTGCGCGAAGGCCTTCACCACCGCCGGCGCGCACCTTCTCCTTCGAAAAGCCCTTCGCTTCACGGATCAGTGCTTCCGCATCCGACAGCATGGTGTCAGCCCGGTCGATCTCGCCCAAATCCGTCGAGGTCTTTGCCTCTTCACGAGCAGCAAGCGCTTCCTGCGCCGCCTTGGCCGCAGCTGCAGCTACCTCGCGCTCACGGACGCGGCGTTCGGCTTCCTTCTTGTTGAGCCAAACGGTCAGGACGTTGTTGAGCGCGAAGATGGCCTTGCTTGCTTTGCCCGGGTTCCGGTTCTTCATCGGCGCGATGTAGGCGTTGTAGCGATCCTGGATCTCGGCAACCTTCTCGTCGAAGGGCTTCTTCTCAGTCTGGCGCAGCTGGTCCGCGTACGCCGTCGACTGCTGGAGCATGCCGCGCAACTTGCCGACTTCATCTGCCTGCGCGTCGTTCGTGATCTCGGCGCCATCGGCCCAGTTAGCAGCCTCCTCGAGAAGGTCGTCGAGATCGGCCTGGACCGCATTCCATGCGCCCGGTCCGGCATCAATCTCCTCGATCGCCGGGCCGCCATTGTCGCCTATCTGGGCGACGGACTGCGTCGTAGTGCCCTCGGAAGCCTCAGCCGCAGCTTCGAGCTTCTCGATGTGCGCCGTGAGCACGTCGATCTCTTCGGCCCGCTCGGGCTCGCCTCGCACGAGCTTGTCTCGCGCGTTCTTGGCATAGCGGAGAGGCATCGTCGCGATTTCGACCGGCCCCTTGCTGGATTTGTAATGGGTCAACATGGGTTGCTCCTCAGAACGGCAGGTCAGCCGGATCGATGTCGTTGAAGTCGCTGCCATCGCTCTGGCCAGCGCGGTTGGTATCTTCCTTGGCCATCGCGGCCAGGCGCTGCTCGAGGCGCTCGACGATCTCGGCATGCTGCTTGCCGTTGAGGCGGCGCAGGTCCTTGACCTTGTAGTGATCGCAGATAACCGCGGGCGTCGTGTTTGTAGCTCTCAGCAGGTTCCCCAGCTTGGCGAAGGCGTCGTCGGGCATGCCCGTCGACCTGGACTGGCGAGGCTCGACCTGGGGTGTGTCGGAATCGGCGTCGTTGTCGCCATCGGTCGGGATCGCGAAGGCCATGAACGCCGCGTACTTGTAGGCCGCCGACATCGCCTTGTTCGTCGCCTTGTCGGCGCGATCCATCGCCTCGCCATAGGTCCGGATCGTGTGCTTCGAACCATCCTCGGCCGCGATCAGGTCGAATTCGGCCGTCACGGTGACGTAGAACATCGCGTCACCCTTCTTGCTCTGCCGTTCCTGGCAGTCCCGCTCGATGATGCGGGGAAGGATATTCAAGCCATGCTTGGCGAGGATCGGCGAGAGAGCGTTGTAGACGTCGTCGATCCCGCGGAAGTTGTAGCGGTCGAAGCTGTTCTGCCGTTCCTTGGAAATGCCCTCGCGAGCGATGTCCGCCTGGACGGCAGCAATCTTCCCGTAGACCGCAGGGACAGCCGCAGCCTCAATCTTGGTTTGTGCGTTCATCGCTGAATTCCTTGGCCCGCGGCGGCACCAACGCCGCGAGCTGGTTTCGCAGTACCGGCAGGGGGGATGGGGGGCGCCGGTTGGTGCTGCGTCGGGAGAATTTGGGGAGGCAGTCAGCGGCGACCGCCCTGCCCGCTTAGTTCGCTTGGATTGCGAAGAAGATCAGCGACCAGAGGCCGACCGCGACGAGCGTGACGCCCATCCAGGCGATGCCCTTGGCGATGCCCGGCTCGCGGCGCAGGCCCATTTCATCGGAAAAGCCTTCCTCGCTCGCCTTGAGCTGGCGATATCGCTCGCCGGCCAGGCGGAGCGCGTCGTAGTGGCTCTGACGCTGGCGCGGCTTTCCGGCGGTGTGGGCGGGCTGGCCATTCGCAAGCGTGGCGATCTTGGCCATCACAGCTCCCCTGCCTTCACCATGCGTTCGAGCACAAAGTCGAACAGGTCGATGAAGTTGTCGAAGGTGGCGTAGCCGCGCCCGGTCTTGAGGCGGATCATGCCGCCCGGCCGAACTGGGGGCTGTCAGGATGGTGCATACCAAAGGTGACGCGCTCGCCGCGGTAGAGGTCTCCCTCAGGCTCGTGACGGTCCGCCCACTGGGCCGTGGCCTTGTCGAGCGCGTGATAGGCGTCGTTGAACGTGTCGATGAAGGCGTCGCTCAGATCGCTGTAGCGCCCCTCGATGATCTTGAAGGCGATGTCCGCCAGCTCATCCTGAGAGCACTGCGAGAGCAGCAGGCCGATCGCGTCAATGCGCTGTTCGGCAGTTCGGATTGTGGGAATGGCAAGGGCCATGATGATCTCCAACTTGGCCGGGCCTGCGCTTTCGGCTCACCGGCTGCTGGAGATGGACTTACACTCTGCGTAAGTTTAGTGTCAACGAGAAAATTACATCCCGCGTAAGTATATTGCATCCGGCGTCATGCGCACGAATCGCCACGCTAAGCATGGCGCTCGGCAGTGATGTAGGAAACAGGAGATTTGAGAATGGATCCCATGGACTGGACTGCCATCGCGATGTCGGTCGCGACGATCGCTATTTCGGTGAATGTCGAAATCAGGGCTAGACGCTTAGAGCGGCTACAATGGGAGCGGGATCTAGCTGCTCTAGGCGATCAGCCATATCGACGTTACCTGGAATATTGCGATAGGCCCTGGTCAATGAGAGCGCGCCAATGGCGTCATGAGCTGCGAGGTAAATGGCAACGCGTAGCTCGGTTCGCCTTTCTATCACGTCGGCTAGGAGTTCGGGAGGCACTTCGACGGGATGAAGAACCAATCTCTGTTCCCCAGCCTCTAGATGATGAGACGCTTTTGCGACTTCGATTGCTTGGGGTTCATCTTCGGGACCGTCGTGTAGCCAAGATGATATCCCGGCGCTGGTTATGGACAGCGAAGCCGGGCCAACATTCTTGATCGTAATTCGAAGCATTGGTTTTCCGCCATGAAATAGGTTCATGACACGAGATTCGATAATCTCTAATCTGCCGCGATCCAGCTTCTCTTTTCTGGAAATTCGCCATTGTGCATGGCCTGCGAGCAAGAGCGCGCCCGCCGAAATGGCCAGAGCCAAGCCTGAGGCATCAGCCATCAGTGCCGTTACCAGCTCTCATGCCCTCGATATAGGCGATCACGCGAGCCTGCTCGATCTCATCGAGATGGCGAACCATGTCGATGACCTGACCCTCCTTCGTTGGGTCGCGCCCGATCAGCTCCCACGGCTCGCAGCCATAAATCTCGGCCAGAGCCAAGAGAACGCGCTCACTGTAGGGCTGCTTCCCATTCTCTAGGCGCGACAAGCTCGCCTCGGTAGTGGGAAGGTTCGGATCGTCCATCCCTTCCAAAGCCGCGACTACTTGCGCCTGCGTCTTGTGCGCAAACTTCCGCCACTGCTTGAGATAAATGCGCTTGTCGGCCATGCCCGCCATTATCTGGCATCCGGCGTAACTCGGTAATGCCATCGGGCGTAATTCAGGCTTGACCCTGAACTTACATGGGGTGTAAGTCTCATGCATGACGCTAGATGCCTACCTAAAAAGCGGAGCGATGACGCCCGCCGAGCTTGCGCGGAAGACTGGCCTGAGTGCGGTCTCGATAGGGCGCATCCTGTTCGGTGAACAGAACGCCTCGCACAGCGCGATCAAAGCCATCGTCAAGGCGACCGGTGGGAAAGTCACCGCACATGATCTTGTCTTCGGTCGCCCACGCGATGCCAGCGAGAAGCGCTCGATGGCCCCCCAAGGCCGCGCCGCATGAGCGCTCACGACGACAGCGCCCCCGCTACTGCAGAGCGGAACCGTCTGCTCGCAGCTGGCGGGCGATTTCGAGTAAGCCTTGACCAATTTCATCGGCTTGGTCCGCTGACATTGCAAAGTTCACCGCAAGTGGACGAGCATCGTCCGCTTCCGGCTCCGCCCGTATCCGAACGAGGCATGTCCGCATCACTGCGGCCATCTGCCATCCATCCACCACGTGAGCCCGCACATTGCCATCGTCGTCCGGGCCCCATGTCTCCGGAGATCCAGGGCGTATCGATTTTTCCGTCATCCGCATTCCTTTCCTGCGCAGACTTCACGGTCTCGTCGGGAGAGTCCACCCCGGTGAGCGCCACATGACCCGGCATAGCTTCATATTCGCAGCCCCCAGCATGTCCGATAAACCCGACACGCTCAGCAATCGATTCACGAGCACGCCGCGCAACTCGCGCCCGCTCTGCTCGGTCTGCCACCAGGAACACTGCCACCATAGCGATCTCGAATACGCTGGCATCGTACCCGCGCGGGAGGCTCGATAGATGCCTCACGCTCTGCTCTTCCGCGCCGTTCTGCTGACCGCAGCCAAGGCTCAGATCGCTCATCATTTCACCACCGCCCGCCCGGCGCTGAACGACAATGTCGATCCGCCAGACGCAGCATGACTTTCCCCGGAGCCTCCGGGTCGCCGGTCGGTGACCGCCGCAAACGCGGCACCGGCCAAACGAACTCTCCACGCGGCCCTGCAGAGGCCGCGCGCCTGTCGGGGCTGGTCTTCCCCCTGTTGGCCAGCCCCGGCCCTTCCACTTTCGCTCCATTCCATACCGCCGAGGTAACCCAGCAATGAACCGGCAATCCACACCGCAGCGCAGCATCTTTTCCGCTTCAGCCGTGCTTGAGGCGATCGCGCGCGAACTGACGACGATCAAGGCCGAGGATGGCCTCACCGATGCTGACATCGGCCGGATCCTCGGCAAGAGCGAAGATCAGGCAGCGAAGTACCGCACCGGCCTCGCAGAGATGGGCGTCGTCGCCTTCGCGGCGGCCAAGCGCGAATGGAATGGGCGGTTCACTGGCTCGCTGGATCAGCTGTGCATCACGAGCCGCCCCGGCCTCGCCACCTTGCACGATCGTCGCGCCCAATCCGACGTCCTGAAGGCCGCCCTGGCGCTGTCCGAAGCCCTCGAAGACGACGACGCGATCAGCGCCGAAGAGGTCCGCCTTTGCCGATCCGACCTGGAGAAGGCTCGGGCTGCGATCGAGGCGCAGCTCGCCAAGCTGAAGCCGGCGGCCTGATGCCAACTCCGGACAGCCTCGAAGCTCATGAGGAGCTTGTCCGGCTCGCCGAGCGCCGCCTGCGCCGCGCCGTTGAGAAGCGCGATTCCGCCCAGGCCGAATGGAACGATGCAGTTCGCGCCCATCACGAAGCCGTCGAAGCCCGCGCTGACTGGATCGCGAACTGCCCCGACGAACAACCCCTGATGCTTTGAAAGGACCTGAAATGGCCGCAGTGACTGATGACCGCCTCCGCCTGCTGATCGAACGTATCGAGCGCCTGGAGGAAGAGAAGAAAGGCATCAGCGACGATGTCCGTGACGTCTACAACGAGGCCAAGGCTATCGGGTATGACGTCAAGATCATGCGCCAGATCGTGCGTCTCCGGAAGATGAAGCCGGACGACCGCCGCGAGATGGACATGGTCCTCGAAACCTACCGCGACGCCCTGGGCCTCGACTGATGCTTCGCCTGTTCAGCCGCAAGCAGCCAGAGGCCCCGGCGATCGACGTCAGCGCCGCCGCTGCTGCGCTGAGCAGGCATCGCATGTCCGAACAGCAGGCGAAGCAAAGGGCGATGACAGATCGCCTGCGCTCTGACCTGCGCGCCAAGGGCAAAGACCTCCCCCCGATTGATTGGAGCAAGCTGTGACTTGCCAAACACGAGCCGAGCGCCAGGCTGCCAACCGCATCCGCGACTACAACCAGCGCTACCACCTGCCCAAGCAGCTCGAAGCCGCGCGGGCAAAGGTTGTCATGCTCGAACGCAAAGCGATCCGCATGGGCCTTCCCGAACTGGTTGGGGCCGATCGGTGAGCACGACGACACCCGCCTTCCTTGTGCGCCTGATGCAGTATCGGGGGCTGTCGCGCTCGATCCGGGTAGGCCCGGAGGATGCGGAGTGCCTGGCTTTCGCGACCGAGTTGCGCGCGGCTGCCCTTGAAGGACGCCTGCGCGCTGTGTTCACTCATCCGGCGAATGAGCTCGCGGGCATGGTCCGCAAGGGCCCCGGCGGCAAAGTGATAGTCCCCGCCCAAGTAGCCCTTGCCCGCGCCTTGGGGCTGATCACTGGAACCTCAGATTACCTCTTCCTGATGGAGGCGGGCTCCCTCGCGATCGAATTCAAGTCGAAGACCGGCTCGATGACGCCGGGCCAGAAGGACTTCCGTGATTGGTGTCTGGCGATGGGAGTACCCCATCACACCGTGCGAAGTGCCGCCGCCGGCCTGCAGATCCTCCGTGACGTGGGGGCGCTGACGTGAGGCAGTACCTCCCCGGCCATGTCAGCCGACGTCGTGCGGCCTTGGATGTCTCATGCCCTCAGTGCGGCGCCTTGGTTCACCGGCCATGCATTGGTGTGCGCGGGGCCATCAGGCGCGCTCTTCACCAAGACCGATATGCAAAATCAGAAGGGCAAATCCCAGCATGAGCAACCACCTCACATCTGAGGTCTACAAGCGCCAGGTGGGCAACATCGCCCGCAAAGCCGTCATGGTGCTCATGGCTGACAAGGCGAGCGACGACGGGTCAGGTATTTGGGCTTCGAAGCAGCGAATGGCAGATGAGATCGGCGCCTCCAAGCAGACCGTCATCTCAACCATCCGTGCGTTGATCGAAGACGGCCTTCTCCTGGAGCATGGGCAGCGTCGCTGCGCCAACGGATATACCGTCGAATACGCAATCAACGTCCGCGCTCTTCGGGCTCTGCCGTTCGTCAAATCGCATGCCGATGACCAGTCAGAGAATTTGACCGGTCAAATTGCTTCACCGGTCAAGAAGACAGACCCCACCGGTCAAAATCCTTTACCCCACCGGTCAGAGAATTTGACCCAAACCACCCAAGAACCATCCTTGAACCTATCGGATGCTTCGCATCCTCAAGGCGCGCGCATCACGAAACCCGATCGCGCACCTTCGAGGAAGTCAAAGACGCTCGCTCCCGCCATACCGGATTGGATGCCGATGGAAGCCTGGGACGGATACGTCGCGATGCGTGACCGCATCCGGAAACCCATGACCGACCGCGCCAAGGAACTGATGATCGCGAAGCTCGATCGCTGGCGCGCCGATGGCCACGATCCTGGTGCGATCCTCGATGACGCCACCGAACACAGTTGGACTGGACTTTATCCCCCCAAGGAAGACCGAAATGCAGCAAATCGGAACAATTACGGATCGCGTCCATCAGGCCGCCCTGAGCCCGACTTCTCCGGCCCCGCGTCCGGCTTCGCCCGACGCGCTGCAGCAGCTCGATCTCGCGAAAGTGCCGGAACGCCTGACGGACCGGATGCTGGCCCGGCTCGAGGAGATCGCGGCGGCGCCCTTGCCCCGGCCCGTACCCTGCTCTGAGGCCGAGTTCATGGAGGCAATGGCCGTCCTTGCGGTCGCACTGCCGAGCCAGCACCGCGGCGAGGTTTCCAAGGACGTTCTGGCCGAAGCCTATCGGCAGGCCCTCGGCAATTATCCGGTCGCTGCCATCCGCGCCATGCGGGACGAGGCCCTGCGCCGCTGCCAGTGGTTCCCGACCATCCGGGAGTGCCTGGACATGCTGAGCCAGATCGCGCCGAGCAATCCGCTGGAAAGCAAGCGCGGTGTGGTGTTGCGCCGGATCTCCGATGAACGCCAGGCCCGGTTCGAGGAAGCAATGGCCCGGCTCGCCGCCGGCGAAGTCTCGCAAGACGATATCGACGCCATGCCTGATCGATGGAAGCGGATCGGCGAAACGCGGTCGCACCTGTGGCGCTGCGACTGCGGCAGCTACGTGCTTCGCCCGCGCCGCGCTGCACCGCCCGACAATCGAGAGGCCACTGCATGACCGCCCGGCCGCGTCCAGGCGAGGACAATGGCCGCCTGCTCGGCCTGATCGCCACGAACCGGATCACCCGCGCCCAGCTCAACGAACGCCGCAAGGCCGGCGAGTTCAAGGACATCCACCGCGGGCTGATCGAACACGCATTGCAGGAGGCAGGTCTATGATCCGCATCACCTCGCACGCCATCACCAGAGCGATGGAGCGGCTGCCGGGTATCCAGTCCGAAGCCGAGGCTATCGCCGCGCTGGATACTCCGGCCGTGCAGTGCGCCGCGGAGTTCGCGAAAGGCGCCAAGGTTCACGTCAAGCGCGATACCGGACAGCGCATCGTCATCGAGGACGGCAAAGTGACAACAGTCCTCCCGCCGAACACGTGGAAGCATAAGCTCGGCACAGAGTGGGACCGCATCCGTCAGCACGCCCGAGGGTGGGCGCGATTTTGCAGAGGGGATGAGGGATGACCCGTATGTTCACGATCTCACCCGCAGAGGGGTGGCGGGTAGGTGATCGCGCATACTGCGTCGAAGGTACGCGGTGTGCGCATCCGAGCTTGGAAGCGGGCAAGGTCTACGTCGTCTCCGGGGTTATTCCGGTGAGCAACTGCGTCGGCGATGGCCTGAACCTTGAGGGCGTTCTGGCTCCGGACGGCATTCATGGCTTCTGGAGTAGCCGGTTCGTGAAACTGCGGCGCGGCATGCGTTCGATCGATCAGGTCGCTCGTGCGACAACACCAGCTTGGATGGATGCTTATCGCCGCAACAACGGGTTGGGCATCCATACTGTGCGCCGGCCGAAGCGGCCAATGGCCTGCCCCACTCACAACCCGAACAAGGGGGAAGCATGAACGCCGTCACCATCATCGCGGCGCCGACCGGCGCCCTCACCGACTGGGTCGAAAAGGGCCGTAGCCTCGTAGCCCAGCGTCTGGACGTAGACTGGGCCATTGCCGACTGGATGGCCGAGGGCAAGGAAGCCGGCCACCTCAGCCAGGCAAAGTTCGACTTCCTGAGCGACAACCTCGGACTTGCCCCAAAGCGCCTCAAGGACGCACTGAAGGCCGCGACCAACTTCCCGCCGGCGCTGCGCGACACGCGACTGTCCGTCGAGCATCACGCCGCGGTTGCCAGCCTCCCCAAGGACGAGGCGCTCCCCCTGCTCAAGCGCGCCTCGAGCGAACACCTCCAGGTGCAGGATCTGCGCGAAGCCGTGACCCAGCGCCGCTACGAGACTGGGGCCCTATTCGACGACGAGGACACCGACACAACGCTGTGCACGCTGATCGTGCGCGCTTGGAACCGCGCCACGCCCGATGCCCGCGAGAGCTTCATGGAGCTGGCGAAGACGGTAAAATTCGGGATCATCGACGAGGATGAGGTGCAAGATGGCGAAGAGTAAGCTCCTGCCCACCTGTGCGCCCAAGCCGATCCCGCCCGAGTTCCTCGAGAAGTTCGTCCAGCATGGCTGGCGCCGGGTCGAGAACATGTGGGGCAAGTCCACTGTGCTCGCCTGGTCGAAGGTGATCGGCCGGAAGCGCATGGCCGAGATGCGCAAGCAGTACCTCAAGGGGAAGAAAGCGCAGTGACCCGCCCCTATCCTCCCGAAGAGCTCGTCGATCCGTCGAACCTTGAAATGCCGGACCGCTTTGAGCCCGCCCCGGACCTGCAAGCATGGATCCGTGACACGTTCCTCGCCGAGACGAGCCCGCTCTACAACGCCGAGCACATCCATTTGCGCGAGGCCGCGCTCGGCGTTCTCTGGACCAACTGCGACAACAGCAAGAAAGGGCGCACCGTCATCGGCCAGGCAGAGCAGATGCCACCGATGGCCATGGGCAAGTGGCAACGGGCCCGGGCAGTCCAGCAGATCGAAGAGTGGTTCGACGGAATGCCCGATTTCCTCCTGACGTTCAGCGCGCCCGCTGCCGCTGGCATGGATGATCCGTCGTTCTGCGCCCTGGTCGAACACGAGCTTTTCCACTGTGCCCACAAGCTGGATCAGTACGGCATGCCTGCTTTCGGTAAGGACGGGCGGCCGATCTTCACCATGCGGTCGCATGACGTCGAGGAGTTCGTCGGCGTGGTCGCGCGCTATGGGGCCGAGGCGGCAGGCGTGGCCGCAATGGTCGATGCCGCCAAGCGCGCACCGCTGATTGGTCGAGCATCCATCGCCGGCGCTTGCGGCACCTGCTCATTGAAGGTTGCTTGAATATGGCTGCTCGCAAAAAGGCGATGACCGATGAGGTGAAAGCCTTTGTAATTCAGGCGCTCGCGTCGTTCGATAGCCCCTCTCAGGTCGCTACTGCCCTCAAGGACGAATACGGGATCATTCTAACCCCGCAGGCGATCCAGACGTACGACCCGACGAAGCACGCCGGTCGCAACCTGTCGCAGAAATGGCGGGTGATGTTTGAGGCTGCTCGAAAGGCGTTCACCGAGGACACGTCGACCATCGCGATCGCGCACCGGGCCACCCGGCTCCGAGCGCTACAACGCATGGCCTCGGCTGCCGAACGCAAGGGCAACTTCCCGCTGGCCGCACAGCTGCACAAGCAGGCCGCCGAAGAGATGGGCAACGCGTACACCAACCGGCGCGAGGTGACCGGCAAGGACGGGAAGGACCTGCCCGCTGCGGCGCCGGCCGTCGCCGTGTTCGCGCTGCCGGACAATGGGAGGGACGCGTGAGGGTCAAGGTCACTGAACGCGACCTGCGACACGGGGGTAACTCGGTGCGTTTCGGTTACGCGATCCTCGCGTGCGAGGGATACGCACCCTCATGCTCCGATCAGGGGCGCTGCACCATGGATGGCCGCTGCTTCGATAGCGCCCCGCATCTGGTCGCCGCACGCATGATCGAAAGCCTTATACCCAAGGACGGCCGAGCCGGGATTCACTACGCCTACCTGCGCCGTGCCGCGGATAACTTGCGCGAGGAACGCGTCCACCTGTGAACGCCCAAGCCTCGATTTCTCCCGGCATAGGCCACAACGGCGGCCCACAAATCACCGCCGAGACGATCAAGCCCCAGCCAGGCCCGCAAACCGAGTTTCTCAGCAGCGCCGCCGACATCGTCATCTACGGCGGCGGTGCCGGCGGCGGGAAGACGTGGGGCCTGCTCATGGAGCCGCTGCGCCACGTCAGCAATCCCGGCTTCGGCGCGGTGTTCTTCCGGCGCTCCACGGTCCAGATCCGCAACGAGGGCGGCCTGTGGGACGAGAGCACCACGCTCTATCCCCTCCTGCGCGCCGAGCCGAAAGAGCACACCCTCTCGTGGACGTTCCCGACCGGCGCCAGCGTCTCGTTCGCTCACCTCGAGCACGACAAGACCCGCTTCAACTGGCAGGGCAGCCAGATCCCGCTCATCTGCTTCGACGAGCTGACCCACTTCACGCCTACCCAGTTCTGGTACATGGTCAGCCGCAACCGTTCGATGTGCGGCGTCCGGCCGTACATTCGCGCGACCTGCAACCCCGATGCCGACAGCTGGGTGGCCGACCTCATCGCATGGTGGATCGACCAGGATACCGGCCTGCCGATCCCAGAACGCTCGGGCAAGCTGCGCTGGTTCGTTCGCGTTGGGGAAGACCTGCGCTGGGCGGATGATCCGGCGGACCTCGCCCAGTACACCATGCTCAACGACGCGGGCGAAAGCGTGCCGATCCCGGCGAAGTCGCTCACGTTCATTCCGGCCAAGCTGACCGACAACAAGGCGCTGATGGCCGCCGATCCGGGCTATATGGCGTCGCTGCTGGCTCTGCCCCTCGTCGAGCGTGAGCGCCTGCTAGGTGGCAACTGGAAGATCCGGCCTGCCGCGGGGCTCTACTTCCAACGCGCTTGGTGCCGCGTGGTCGACGCCGTGCCCGCCGGGACCGTGTTCGGCGTCGGCTACGATCTTGCGGCCACTCCGCCCTCGCCCGAGAACCCGAATCCAGACGCCACGAGCCGGACCAAGGTCGGTCGCATGCCCGACGGTCGCTACATCGTCGTCCACAACAACACCATTCAGGCCACACCGGCGGGCGTCGAGACGTTCATCAAGAACAACGCATCGCAGGACGGAAAGGCGGTGACGATCTCGCTGCCACAGGACCCCGGGCAGGCTGGCAAGAGCCAGGTCAAAGCGCTGACGCTGATGCTGTCGGGCTACACGGTCCGGTCCAGCACCGAGACTGGTGACAAGGTCACGCGATTCGGGCCCTTCTCCGCGCAGGCTGAGGCTGGCAACGTCGACGTACTGCGCGGGGAGTGGAATGATCCGTGGTTCACTGAGCTGGAGGCGTTCCCGTCAGCGAAGCACGATGACCGGGTAGACAGCACCTCGCGCGCGTTCGAGGTCGTGTCGCAGAGCAAACGCTACAACATGTCGAACCTCACCTGACAGCGGTAATTCCCGCAAGTTTCCGCAACTACCCTCCCCCGCATGGCCTGGATCACCGATAGTCTCCGTGGCGCGATCGAGGCAGTCGGCCGCCTAAACCCGCTCGCACGCTTCACCGGAGGTGGCCCGGCCCTCCCCGGCATCTTCACGCACCAGCTGGCCCTCGCCGCCTACATGTCATCGGGCATGATGCGGAAGGTCATCGCCATTCCGGCCGAGGACCGCGTGCGCGAGTGGCGCGACTGGCAGGCTGCCAAGGAGCAAATCACGGCGCTGGAAGAGGAAGAGGAGCGCCTCGCCCTCATCGCCAAGGTGCAGGAAGCGGAAACCCTGCGCGGCATCGGCGGCGGCGCCCTCATCATCATCACGACCGGCGACCATGCCGAGGAACTCAAGCCTGATGCCATCGGCAAGGGTGGCATTGTCGCGATCAACGTGGTCTCGCGCTGGCAGATACGGGGCAAGGACTGGATCCGCGATCTCGCTTCGCCACAGCACGGTGAACCCACGATGTGGGAGATCGAGGGCGAGAACGGCACCCAGATCAGAATCCACCCAAGCCGGGTCATCCCGTTCCGCGGCGCGCGCATTCCCGCTGGCGGCGCGATCTCCGACGAAGACGCCTTCTGGGGCGACAGTCGACTCCTGCGGGTATTCAACGAAGTCACTCGCTCGGATGAGACACAGGCATGGTTCGCTGCGCTCGTGCGCAAGGCCAAGCTCCTGCGCATCGGCATCCCCGACCTCGACAGCCGCGATCCCGAGCAGCTCGCCCGGCGCATGGAGGTCATCGCCCTGGGCGAGAGCAGCCTCAACGCAACGGTCTACCGATCCTCGGGCGGCCAGGACGATGCAGGCGAAAAGCTCGACGACTATCAGGTGACCTGGGCTGGCATCCCCGCGATGATGGACGCCTTCGATCAGCGCGTCGCCGCCGTTTCCGATATCCCGTTCACGCGCCTGACCGGCCGTTCCCCAGCTGGCATGAACGCCACCGGCGAGAGCGACGACCGGAACTGGAACAAGATGGTCATGTCCGGCCAGCAGCTCGAGACGCGCCCCTGCCTCGCCAAGCTCGACCCGGTCTTGATCCGCTCGGCAGGCGTATCGCCGGACGGCATCTGGTGGAAATGGGCACCGTTGTCGATCGAGACCGACAAGGAAGCGACCGAGCGCTTCAAGGTCTGGACCGACGCCATGGAGAACGTGCGCGTCAGCAGCGCCGTCCCAGATGAGGCCTACAACAAGGGCTATCAGAACGGGCTCATCGAAAACGGCTTCATTCCGGGCATTGACGCCGCACTAGACGATATCCCGGAAGACGAACGCTACGGTCTCAACCCAAGTGCGGACGGCACCGACCCGTCAGCGCTACAGTCGAGCGAAGGAGGTGATCCTGCATCTGCCGGCGGCGGGACGAACGTGCCCGCCGGCCGCGCCACGCAAGATGGGTTCTTTACGGATGCCCAGCCTCGCCCTCTCTACGTCCAGCGCAAGCTTCTCAACGCCTCCGAGCTGATCACCTGGGCAAAGAAGAACGGATTTACCTCCACGCTCGCCGCGAGCGACATGCACGTTACGGTGCTCTACTCGCGCACTGCCGTCGATCCGATGAAGATGGGCGAGAGCTGGGCCGGTGACGACCAGGGCCGCATTCGCGTAAAGCCCGGCGGCCCGCGCGCGATCGAACGTTTCGGTGAAAATGCCGTCGTCCTGCTGTTCGCCTCGTGGGAACTGGAGAGCCGACATCGTTCCATGGTCGACGCTGGCGGTAGCCACGATTTCGACGAGTACCACCCGCACGTCACGATCTCATTTGAGGCGCCGGCGGACATGGACCTGACTGCAGTGAAGCCTTTCACCGGCGCGCTGGAATTCGGGCCTGAACTATTCGAGCCGCTGGACCTCGATTGGAAACGCAAAATCACGGAGAACTGAGCATGACCGAACACGTTGATAGCGCGGGCTGTGACCGCACCGCAAACAACGCCGTCCGCCACACCTTCCGCGTCCTGAGCGAAGCCGAGAAGGCGCAGATGGTGGCAATCAAGGACGAGGGCGCCGAATTCCTCAACCTCATCGAAAGCCTTCGTACCACGCCCGAGCAGGCCGGGGAGATCAACGGCGATACCGTCGCCATCTGCACATTCGATCGCGAACTGAACATCGCTGCCGAGAAGGTCGAGGAAGCCGTCATGTGGGCGGTGAAGCACATCACGGCCTGATCATGGCAATCGAGGTGATCCGCCATGGTCATTTGCCCGAAAATGACCAGTTCGACGTAACGTGTCGCAGGTGCAAATCGGAACTTCGCTTCCTGCGTAGCGATGCCAAGTTCACCAGCGATCAGCGCGACGGTGATTTCGTTACGGTGTCGTGCCCAGTGTGTGCCGATCCAGTCCATGTTGCATCGAACAAAGGCAGGCCGCCACCGCCTAGGCAAGGCTGATGCCTCGCTTCGACCTCGCCTCCCTCACCCGCCGCGCCTATCCAGGCCTACGCCGCTCGAGCATCGTCCTGCGCGACATCGTGCCGCCGGCCACGCTCGCCACGAACCTTTACCGCGCGACCTATGCCCGGGTGATCGCCGCATGGTCCGCTGCCCTGCCCGCCATCGAGGAAGCCTACGCACGCACCATCGCCGAGATGACGACGGACAGCCCCGCCGACGTGCAAGCCGAGATCGATCGCGCTTCGGAGGGCCTCACCCGGCTGTTCCTGCTGTTGACACCTGAGGTCCGAAACTGGGCCCTGCGCACTGAGCAGTGGTACCGCGGGAAATGGCGTGGCGCAGTGCTGAGCGCGACCGGCGTGGACTTGGACACGATGTTGGGCGCCGGGGACGTCCGCGCCTCGCTGGAAACGCACATCGAGTGGAACACGTCGCTCATTAAGGACGTGAGCAATCAAGCGCGCCAGCGGATCGGAAATGCGGTGTTCGACGGGCTGCGGAATCGGACGCCGGCGCGCGATGTGGCCAAGTCCATGCGTGAGGCGGTCAGCATGGGGCGACGCCGATCGATCGCGATTGCGTCGGACCAGCTCAACAAGCTGACGTCGTCGCTAGCGGATGAGCGGAGGCGCGAAGCCGGAATCGATACCTGGAAGTGGCGATCAAGCCACAAGCTGCATTACCGCCCCGAGCACGCGGCGCGGGACGGGAACGAGTACACCGATGCGACGGCACCGCAGGATCTGCCGGGACAGTTGCCGTATTGCGGGTGCCGGTCGCAAGCTGTGATGAAATTTGACTAATAGCTTGCAAGACTATCGGCTTCGAATTCAAAAAGAGTGATCTTTTCAGGACCGCTCCCCCTGACAATTCTCCATTTCTTGAAACCAACGGTCGCCGCATCAAGATTCCTGCGGATGACATCGCTATACCCGACTTCCACATCGATTAAATTTGAAAATCCGTGCCCGTCAGCAGCCACAATACTAACGCCATGAAAATCTCTGGATCGGCGAAAAGCACCTGCAGGCTGACTTATCAGCTCACCTTTAAAAGCAGAAGATAGGTCTACTTCAATCAAGACATTATCAAAAATGAGAGCCTGTTCCTCACGCCCTCCTTCCAATGGATACCCTTGCCCTTTCAAATCCCCCTCGAGGAACATCACATGATTCTTATCCCCGCCAGTTATCAAAACTGGTAAATTACCTCGCCTCAAAAGCCGGCAGAATGCAGTTCCCTTGACCGAATTGATATCGCCGACTGTTATTGACGTTGATTCAAAAAAAGGTCATTTCGCCTCCAGAATGAGCAGACATTTCTGCAACCTATAACGGTAAACTGCCGATACTCCGAAACATATTGTCCCGCCTATGCAATTTCGGGACAGCCTCACCCTTGATGCCCCGCGCCGCCTCAATGATGGCGCCATGGCCGTCCGCGCCCGGGCCGCCCGAACCGGCGTCTACCAGTACGCTGGCTCCGAGGTAGATCCCGAGAACAAGCACAACCTGCGCGATACCGCACTGGTCAACGTTCTGCGCGACGACGGCACCGTGTTCGACGAGAAGTCGGTCCGTTCGTTCATCGGCAAGCCGATCACTGACGATCATCCCGCAGCTCCCGTCACGACCTCGAACTGGCGTGACCACGCGCGCGGCACGATCATGGGCGCAATGCGTGACGGCGAATACCTCGCCTTCGACCTCCTGCTCACCGACGCCGAGGCGATCGCCAAGGTCGATGGCGGCAAGCGCGAGCTGAGCAACGGCTACAGCAGCGACCTGCAGTTCGGCGACTTCACTGCGCCCGATGGCACCAAGTGCCAAGCACGCCAGACCTCCATTTCCGGCAACCACGTCGCGCTCGTCGATCGAGGCCGCGCAGGTTCCGAATGCGCCATCAAGGACGGGTTCGCCGTCTGCGACACCCTTCCCTCCAACCTCTTCGATTCCTTCACCCAGGAGAAGCCCGTGAAGACCATCCTGATCGACGGGCTGACCGTCGACATGGCGAACACCGATACGGCCATCGCCACCGTGCAGACGCTCATCGCCGCGCGCGATGCTGCCACCGCCCAGGTCACCGACCTGACCTCGCAGGTCGCGACCCTGACCGCCGAGAGCCAGACCAAGGACGCCAAGATCACCACGCTCGAGCAGCAGGTGAAGGACGCAAAGCCGACTCCGGCCCAGCTGCGCGAAGCCGGCAAGGCGCTGATGGTAACCGCCGACAAGGCCAAGTCGCTCGGCGTCACCGTCTCCGACGAGATGGACGAGACCGCGATCATGACCGCCACCGTCACCAAGCACATGGGCGATGCCGCGAAGGACTGGTCCGCCGACCAGATCGCCGCCTCGTTCGCCGTCCTGACCAAGGACGCGAAGCCGGAAGTCAAACCGATCGGTGCACCCAAGCCGATTAACGACAGCACCGCCGCTGCGGCGAACGCCCGAGCCGAATGGCTCGCAGACAAGCAGACCGCCTATCGCGGTCAGGCCGCCTAAGGAGATATCGACGTGGGCATCCTTCAGAGCACCTTCAACGAGGACATTCCCTACGGCTATCCGGGCATGGAAGCCGATGGCGAGCTGTCCAACATCCTCAGCGCAATCCTCGAAGGCGAAGACGCCTGTGCGTTCGGCGCGCCGGTCTTCCAGGGTTCGGCAGATCGTGGCGCGGTGCTCACCGTGTCGGCCGATCTTCTCGGATTCGCCATCGCGCACAAGGGCAATGTCGTCACGGCTGATCGTGCTGCCGACACCTATGCCCCCGGCGACACGCTTCCGGTCAAGAACCGAGGCAAGATCTGGGTCACTTCTTCAGTCGCTGTCGCAAAGAAGGACCCCGTCTATCTGACGGCCGCAGGCGCCATCACCAACGTCGACACCGACAACACGGCTGCCGATGGCTGGGAATTCGACGACACCATCACTGCTGCGGGCCTCGTCCGCATCGTGCGCCGCTAAGGGGGGCCACATGACCAAGATTTTTTTCGATAGCGTCGCCGCAGCAGTCGCACACCTGGCAGCGCAGGACGCATCGGTTGCGGCCTTCGTCGACGGTATCCGCGGCGTCGACCTGAACGACGCGCAGCAGGTCAATGCGTTCCTTGTTCCGCAGCTGCTCCGAGTTGAGCAGGGCGTCTACATGATCAAGTACCCGGCGGCGGACTATGCCGAATTCATGCCGGTGGACACGCAGGGCACCATCTGGTCCGCTGGCTCGCTCTACTATTCGGGCGACATTGCCGGCAAGCCGGAGTGGTTCGATGCGGCCGCCGACGACATGCCTTATGCCGACGCAAGCCGCACCCAGTTCCTGCAGGAGAACTGGATGGCCGCGATTGGCTACAAGTGGAACCGTCTGGATCTCGAACGTGGCCAGCAGCTCGGCATCAACGTCCTTGCCGACAAGGCGGATGCTGCCAGCAAGTCGGCTGAGCGCTTCATCCACAAGACCGCGCTCCGCGGCGATGGCGTGAAGTTTGCGACCGGCTTCGTCAACAACCCGCTGGCAACCACGACCACGGGGGCCGCTGCGATCACTGCCGCATCCGATGCCGACGACGATCTCGCGATCATCGAAGACGCCATCAGTTCGGTCGAGCAGAACACGGGCGAGACCTACCAGGCCGATACCATCGCCCTGCCCTCGACCACGTTCAACATTCTGCGCAAGAAGCGCTTGGCTGGCACGACCATGAGCGCTCTTCAATATCTGCGCGAGAGCACGGATCGTGGCCCGTTGACCATCAAGAAGACCCGACACCTCGAGACCGCGGGCGCCGGCGGTACCAAACGCATCGCCGCGTATGCGAACACGCCGGAGGTACACCGCTTTCATCTGCCAGGCGGCGGCCATCAGCTATTCAACAGCCAGCCCTATCAGAAGGGCCCCTTCTCGTGGGAGGTCCCGGGCCTGATGGCGATCGGCGGTTACGAGAACCGCATCCCGAAGGCCATCACCTTCGTCGACGGAGTCTGAGACCATGGCGAGCATTACCAACCACACCCAGGGCATGCGCGGCATTCGGATGAAGGACGGGTCGACCGTTTGGGTCGAGCCTGGTGCCTCGGCTGACATCGACAAGTCGAAGGCTATCGCAATCCCCGACATGGGCAGTGAGCCGTCCTCGAAGTCAGCGGACAGCGCCTCCACCAAGGAGCTCAAAGCCCAGGTAGCGAGCCTGACCAAGCAGGTCGCGGACCTGACGGCCGAGCGCGATGGTCTCGCCTCCGATAAGGATGCGCTGACCAAGCAGGTCGCAGACCTGACGGCCAGCAAGTCCTAATCACTGATCCATCGTCACGCAGGGGCCGCCTCGCATTGTCGCGGCGGCCCTTTTCGTAAGGACCAACCATGGCCTATGTCCGCCTCACCCTTGCCGCCTTCCAAGCGAAATATCCTGCCTTCACCACTCTGACCGAGCTGGCTTACGACGCCTGGGCGACCGAGGCCGAAGCCGAGATCGGTTCGAACTTCGGTGCCTACCAGCAGCGCGCCACCGAGCTGCTCACCGCACACTATATCGCCGTGCAGGGCATCGGCATGGGAACCGGTGCCGGAACACTGGCGGCCAGTGGCGCGACGTCGTTCAAGAGCGGCACCTTCTCCGCAACCATCTCCGACAGCGTGGCATCGCGGCGTGCCAAAGGCGATCTCGGATCGACTATCTGGGGCGAGCAACTCATTGCGCTCCGCCGACGACTGTTCGGCGGTCCTCTGCTGATGGGCTTCGGGGCTCGTTACTGATGGACCTGGCAGCAGCCTTCGGCGAGATCGGCCTCGCATTCTCGGGCACGTTCGGCGGACCGTTCCATGATGCGCGCACGATCGAGCAGACCGCCCCGGTCTACGATGCAGGAGGAAGCATAGTCACGCCCGGGGGCGTGACCCACCGGCCCTGTTCGGTTCAGATCGACGTCGCCAACACGGACATGCGCCAGGCTGAAGGCTTCGTGCAGACAGACGTGCGTTTCATCGTTCTTTCGGCCACGCTGACCGGCTCGCTTGGCACCGAGGCGCGCATCGAGGTGCTGTTGGGCCCATTCGCCGGGATCTGGACCGTGGGCGGCCTCGAACGCGATCCCGCCGCCGCAGGCTGGGTCGGAACTGGCCGCAAGAACTGATGGCGCGGTCCGGCATCATCGGTGTGAAGGCGCATGTCGCACGCCTCAAGAAGCTGCGCGGGCCCGAGATGACGCGCGAGGTTGGCTCCGCGCTTTTCGCAGCCGGTGAGATTATCCAGCGCGAGGCGCAGATTAGTATCACTGCGGGAGCGGTGAGTGGGGCGAAGCATAGACCTTCGGCTCCGGGGAAGCCTCCGAATAATGATACCGGGCACCTCGCAGGAAATATCGAGACGGTTCAGAAGGCGCCCCTCGTCGTCGAGGTGTCCAGCAATGCGGAATATGCCGCAATCCATGAGTTCGGCGGGACTATCAATCATTCTGGGGGGACGCCCTATTTCATGAGGGATGGTAAGCCGGTCTTTGTGAGCAACAGCGGACAAGGCGCGCACCATGCGCTGCCGAAAACAAAGCCGCACGACATCAAGGTTCCGGCCCGCCCCTATATGGCCCCAGCCCGCGATGCCAAGCTCAAGGAAGCACAGAAGCTCGTCCAGCGCGCCGTAAACCGTGTCGTGAAGCGCTCGAAATCCACGGAGTAAGCCCATGAAGACTATCACGTTCAAACGCCGCTACAGCGCGCTCACGGGGTGCTGCTATTACACGGTCTATCAGGCTGGCATGACTGCCGAGGTGGCGGATGAGGTCGCCGATGCCGCCATTGAGGTAGGCGCCGCCGTGATCGCCGAAGAGGAAGAGGCCAAGGCGGATGGCGAATGATCTCCTGCGGGCCGTCGAGCGCGCCTGCGTCATCTCGCTGAAGGCCGATGCACCGCTTGCCTCGATCATTGCGCCGACATCGATTGACCCCCAGCCAAACACTGCCGGTGTTGATGACGAGGGCTATACGGTGTGGCCGTTCATCGTCCTCGAAGGGACACAAGCGATCCCGGCCGGGCGCGGATGCACAGCGCGCTCCGAGGTGACCTTCCAACTGCACAGCTTCGCCAAGCCGGTCTACAACGATGACGGCGCGATGACTGAGACGGCCCACGACCACGCCGGACGGCTCAACAGTGCCGTCGTAGAGGCAATCCATGCGCATGCCTTCGAAGTAGATGGTCGCCGGTACCGCTTCGCCGTCAGTTCGTCCCGGCTCATGCGTGACGGTGACGAAGCAGGTGCCTGGCACGGCATCGCAAATGTCGTGGCGCGCGCATTCCAAGGCTGATATTTATGCCTGCATGGAAATCCCCCTCACCGAGCGCGTGATGAACGCCCTTGTCGTGCAGCTGATCAAGTCTGGCGTCATCGACCCCGACGATGTGATCGAAGCTGCCGACGGCTTGGACGAAGGCGGAGATACAGATGCTGGGCACGCGTTACGCTGCCTCCTGCTTTACGCTTCGGCGGCGGCCGACGATCAATCACCTGCGGACCGCGCGAGAGCTCGGTTCCAGACCATAGAAGGCGGTAAATCCGAGGGCTGACGAGCTCTATCCTCCGGCAAACCATGCTGGAGATTGCCTGTGGCCTATCCGAATAGCGCCGATTTTGCTCGTATCTATATTCAGACTGCGGAAGGCCCGCCTGTCGTTCAGACGCTGATATGCGGTGTCGAGGGGGTAAATATCAACCGTTCCGTGCAGACGAGCGAAACCTACCGGCGAGACTGCACCACCCCCAACCGGCCCGGCAAGCGCAAGCTGCGCGTCACGGGTTCCTCGTGGCAGATCACTGGATCGGGATCGGACAACGTCGACATCTATAGCGATATCGAGGCGGTCTTCGGAGTTCGCAGCGTCTACAACATCGAGCTCTACAAGGACGATGATACCGATGCGGGCGAGTTGATGGGTACCTATTCGGGCACCGCCATCATGACCGCGCATAACCAGGCCATGACTGATGAAGCGCCCGGCACGATCGACATCACGCTCGACGGCGAAGACGATCTCGTCTGGACCGCCGCCGCGTAATGCCTGACACAGCCGTCACGCTTGCCTTCGGGGATGGCGAATACCGCTTCTGGTTAGCCCTTCCTCAGGCCGTCGAGCTTGAGCGCAAGTGTGGCGGCAAATCGGTCTTCGCGATGCACGATGCCATGGGCGCTGGCCTCGGCCTGAATGGAGACGCCCCGGTCTACCTCGGCGGAAGCACGGCCATGGTCACCGAGATCCGCGAGACAATCCGCCTTGGCCTGATCGGCGGAAATTCCGGATTGGTCGATCAGCAGGAATGCGAAGTCGGGCCGATCCGCGCGCGCGAGCTCGTCGATGCCTACACCTTCCCGAACCGGCCGCTGATCGAGGGTCTGCATGTCGCCTGGTCGATCCTCCATGCCGCCATCAACGGCATCGATCTAAAAAAAAAGACGGAAGGCGAAGTAGCCGATCCCGATCCCCGCAGCCCCTCCGAAAAGGACAGCTGATCGCGAACTGCGGTAGCATGGGGCTGGACTGGGAGCGCCTGTCCCTATCGGGTTACTTCGAGGCGCTTGAGGCCCACAACGAGGCTCATCAAGACCCGAATGCACCGGCCAAAGAGCCGGTCGATCATGAGCGGCTTGGCCGCTTCATGGCGGCGCATCGGATGAACTAGACGAATCATCACGACAGGAGCAGAGCAACGACCTCAAAAGCAGGGGGTAACATGCTGAAAATTCTGACTACTGCCACATCTGTCGCGATGGCAATCGCGCCTGCGATCGCCCAGGATCAAGCACCCATCGGTCAAGCCACTCCGGAGCAAGCTGCTCCCGCTCCGGTCGCCGCTGCACAGCCGAGTGGGGGCAAAATCGTGATGTACAGGCAAGGCGCCATCATGGGCATGGGTCTTGGTTGCCCCATTCGTTACAAGGGAAAGGAAATCGTCGAACTCGGCCGGAACAAGTACGCTGAGTGGGACGTGCCCATGGGCAGCTACATCCTGACGAACAAGACTTCTAGCGTCGATGTCAATATCTTCCCGGGCCAGACGAAATACGTGCGCTGCATCATCAAGACTGGCTTCATGACCGGTCGTGCCGATCTGCAGATCGTGGACGCCGAGACGTTCGAGGAACACAGCGCCGACTACGAGCGCAAGGAAGTTGCCGCGCCCGAGCTAGCCCACAGCGAAAACTGAGAATAGTGGCGGCTCTTCGGGGCCGCCCTTACTTCATGCACTGCGCCATGGCTTCCGGAGTTTCAGCCAATTGAATGCATTGCTCCATGATAGAATTGCTTAGGTTGCTCGACGATTGCACTTCGCGAACGGTTGTGGCTTGGTCAGCCAGTAGAAACCCAAAAACGACAGCTCCTGCCCAACAAAGCATGAAGGCGGCGGTAATCCCACGTTTCGGCGATCCATCTTCATTGCGGAACGATGAGCTTGATGAAATTTCGATGCCTTTGACGACAAAGTACAGGCATCCCATCCAACCGATAATTTCGAGCATTCGCCCCCCCAAACACGGTAATCTGGCCACTCCCCGGCAGATAGCCTGCCGCAATGCCCGAGATCGATCCCGTAATCCTGCAGCTTCGTGCTGACGTTGCCAAGTACCGCGTCGATGTCGAGAACGTCACCCGCCGGGTGAATTCACAACTCGACAGCCAGGGTAAGTCAGCCGTCCGCCTTGAAAACCAGATCAAGTCATCATCGGCGAGTATCCGCGCGAGCATGAAGGGTATCGCCGCGTCTCTCGCAGCAGGCTTTTCGGCCCGCGAGATCGCGAGCATGGCCGATTCCTACACCCGCTTCACGAACCAGCTCAAGGTAGCAGGCCTCGCCGGGGAAGATCTTGCGGGCGTGCAGGAAAAGCTCTTCGGCGTTGCCCAGAAGAACGGCGTCGAACTGGAAGCGGTCGGCACGCTCTACAGCCGAGCAGCGCAGAACCAGAAGGAACTCAGCGCCAGCTCGCAGGACCTGATCAACCTCACGCGCTCCGTGTCCGCATCGCTCCGTATCAGCGGCACGAGCACGAATGAGGCATCCGGGGCCCTGCTCCAGCTTGGCCAGGCGCTTGGGTCACCCAGGGTCCAAGCCGAGGAATTCAACAGCCTCCTCGATACGATGCAGCCTCTCCTGCGCGAGGCGTCGAAATACATCGACGGGACCGGCGACAGCCTCAGCGGTCTGACCCGCAAGATCAAGGACACGAAGGGCCCAGGGGTCTCCAACGTCGAGCTGTTCAACGCCATCACCCGCGCGATGGGTGACCTGGAAGCTCAAGCTGGGAGCACCCAGCTGACGATCGCAGGCGCCTTCACCACGCTCAGCAACTCGATCACGAAATACATCGGCGAGGCCGACAGCGCGAATGGCGCCACCGGCTTGATCACCGAAGCCATTGGCAGCCTGGCCGACAACATTGATCTGGTAGCCGAGGCACTATCCATCCTCATCCTTGCGATGGGCACACGCTATGTCGTTGCGGCCGGAACGGCGACGGCGGCAACTGTGGCGAATTCCGCCGCAATGTTCGCTCTTCAGGCTCGCATGGCTGGCGCTGCGACTACGGCTGAGGCGCTAACGTTTGCGATGGGAGGATTGGGCGCGGCACTGCCTATCCTCGCAGTCGGGGCTCTCGCGACGGGGCTGGTATATGTCGCGAAGCGAGAGGCTGAAACCTCCAGAGCATCGGCAGAACTCTCCGCATCAATTGATGAGCAGGCGGCGAAATTTGAACTTGCCCGCAGTGAGCATGAGAAAGTCGCGGCTGCTACTAACGACCTGACGGATGAGCAGCGTGATGCGCTCGTTTCAACGGCAAATCTAACTGGTGAGGCCGGGAAGCTCGCTGACGCATGGGCACGTGTTGCTGCGGAGGCCAAGCAAGCCGCCATTGAGCAGGCGCGCGCAGCCTATACGAAGGCATCCGCCAATGTCCGCGATGCTCGAACGCGTGCCAAGCAGACCTCTCAGGAAGACCCTGCGAGCCTCTTGGGGCGGAACAGCCTCACGCCCTATCAGCGGGCACGAGGCATTATCCGGTCGATTCTTCCAGGAGGGAATGAAGCCCAAACTGCGGAAAACAAGAAGGCTCAGGAAGAACTAAACCAAGCGATCAAGACCGAGACAGACGCGTGGAACGAATGGGTGAAAGTCACCACGCAGTCGCTCTCTGATTTCAAGGGAGACGGAACTGGCACCGGCACCGGCACCGGAACTGGAACTGGAACCAGCAAGCCATCCAAAACCAAGGCCTACGAACGCGATGCCGACCGCGCCGAGCAGGACCTCGCACGCCTGCGCACCGAGGAATTGCAGGCCCGCCTTGATCTCGCCACCACTGCGGAAGACCGCGCGGACTTGCAGCGCCAGATTCTCGACGAGGAGCGCCAGCAGCGTGTCGACGAGATCAACGCCAACAAGGACCTGACGGAAGCGCAGAAGAAGACCGCGCTCGCGACGGTCGATCGCCTCTATGGCAAGCGCGGGGCCAACGCGGACGGCACGATCACCGTCGACAACTCGCTCTATGGGCAGGGGATCAACCGCGAGCAGGATCAGGCGCTCGCCCGCGAGGCGCAGGACCGGGCGCAGGCGCAAGCGCAGAACGAGCAGGACCTGCTACGCTCCCAACAGTACCTCACGCAGACGCGCGAGAAGCAGCGCGACATTGCCCTTCGCCTCGTCGATCTTGCCTATGAGCAGGAGCGCAATGAGCAGGAAGCTATTCTCGCCAGCCAGACTGCCACGCAGGCGCAAAAGGACATTGCCAGCGCTCGCCTGACAGTCCTCGACCAGCTCAAGCAGGGAGACAAGCAAGGCGTCGACCAGCAGTACGCCAGCCCACTCCAGCGCTACTCGCAGGATCTTGGTGCGACCAGTACGAACGACCAGGTCGAGGGATTCGTCGTCGACGAGCTCAAGGGCGTGCAGGACAGCATTTCCTCTGGCCTCCAGAAGGCCATCGGGACCAAGGACCCGATCATCAATGGCCTCATCAACATGTTCATCCAGGACGTGATCATGAAGCCGCTTGCCGACGCGCTCTCACAAGCAAGCAGCGGTGAAGGCGGGATCATCGGGGCCATCGGCTCGGTGATCAGTTCCATCGGCTTCGCCTCGGGCGGCTACACCGGAAGCGGTGGCAAGAACGAGGTCGCCGGTGTCGTCCACAAGGGCGAGTACGTCGTTCCGGCCGATGCCGTTCGCCGGATCGGTGTGCAGAGCCTCGAATCGCTTTCGACCGGCGCCAGTGCCGCGCGCGGCATGACCGGAGTGAGCGCAGCTCGCGGAAGCGCTGGCACGACCGTCGTCAGCGCCCCTCAGTTCAACCTCAAGGGCGCCGTGATTACGGCAGACCTCTACGCGGACATGCAGCGGATCAGCGATGACAGCGCGGCCAAGGCGGGCGCCGCCTCCTACCAGCGGTCCATGAAGGACGCGCCTGGTTCGATCCGTCGCGCCCAGCGTTTCAGGACGAAGTAATGGCCTCGAAGCGCGTCTCTGCCCTGTTCCGCCTCGCCTGCGACAATCCGGTCTATGTCTGGAGCGGCTTCGGCGATCTCGACACCCCCGCCGATGATCTGGATGCGTCGGGCGCGCGCTGGCGCGGCGCCGGTGATCTTGTCTCCATCCCGACGCTCAAGCACCTGATCAACGGCGAGGCAGATCGCATAGACGTCATCGTTTCAGGCGTTTCCGCACCCATGTTGCGCCTAGCCCTGGAAGACAAGGAAAGTGTCCGCGGCGCGCAGGCGAATATCGGGCTGATCGAATTCGACGATGACTGGCAGGTTGCCGGGCCGATCAAGTGGCAGTGGACCGGCAAGGGCGGCGTGATCGCCACGGAATCGGCGGATAATGACGGCCAACGCGCCTGGTCGCTTTCCCTGTCGATGGCGAGCGCCGACACGCTGCTGGCCAACCCGAGCCTGTCCTACTTCACTTCGTCCCAGCAGCGAAGGCGGTCATCCGACGACCTGTTTTGCGATCAGGTCGCCAGCATCAATCAGGGAACAACCCGCAGGTTCGGACCATCGTGACGCTCGCTGAATACCTCCTCGAGGCCGCCCGCACTCCGTGGAAGGACGGCGTGCACGACTGCACGGCATGGCCGGCGCGCTGGGTCGGCATCCCCCTCCCCGACGATTACGCGACGCATGGTCGCCCCCTCTCCGAGGTCTGGGGCGAATGGATAGGCGATCGGCTTGAGCTGGTTCTGGAACCGCGGGCCGGAGATGTCGGCATAGTCTGCGTTGTCACGCCGGAAGGCGAAGGCGAGATCGGCGGAATCTACACCGGCGAGAAATGGGCCCTTCTCACCGACAAAGGTCTGGCGACTGTTCGGCTGCCCGCTGAAAACGTCATTGCGGTGTGGCACCGTGGGTAAGTTCGTCGGCGCGATCGTTGGGGCGATCACGGTTGCCGTGGGCGTCGTGACCGGCAATCCGGCGCTCATCGTTTCAGGCTCCGCGATGATCGCCACCAATGCGCTCACCCTTCTCCTAACGCCAGGCCCCCAGAAACCAGACGCAGCCCAGACCCAGAAGAAGGAGTCGATGCCCTTGCGCGCCAAAGGCATCGGCAAACGCCGTGTCTATGGCAAAGCCATGCTCTGGCTCACCGCCGATGATGGTGCCACGGTCGATGTCATCGCCTTCCTCGACGGTCGCTCGCACTCCCTGGGCCAAGTCTACCTGAACGACGACAAGGTCACGATTTCCGGCGGCATTGTGCAAGAGCTCGACGACGGCCGTTACGGGAACAACCTTGTTCAGGCGGGTTTCAATCTTGGGCTGGCGGCCGAGACTGCCTTCGCCGCTGTGATCGCCAAGGTACCGGGCATCTGGACTAGTTCCCACCGTGGCGATGGCATCACGTCTGGTTACCTGATCAAGAACCCTGCCAGTTCCAAGCACTACCTCGAGCGGTACCCCCAAGCGGACAATGTCGTGCTCTCGGCCGTCTTCGAGATGTCCTATCTCTTCGACCCGCGCGACGAGAGCATGGATCCTTACGCCCCCGACACATGGGTGGTGGCCGATCCGCTACTGGACAATCCGGTGCTCGGCTTGCTCTGGTACCTGCTGACCGATCGCGGCGTGGACTACGACACCCAGATTCTACCGGTGCTGGACTACTGGATAACCGCCGCGGACATCTGCGACGAGCTGGTCGAACTGAAAGGGGTCCAGACATCCCTCACTGATGACTTCGACGCTGGCGTTACCTCGATCACGGTCGCCGATGTGAACGGGCTCTACGCCGGGATGTCGATCGAGATCACCGAGCAGAGCAATGCCAGCCACACCGAGACGCGCACGGTTTCCTCAGTCGCTGGCCTCACGGTGACGTTCTCGGGCAGCCTGGCCTACGACCACACAAATGGCTCCGCCGTGACGTGGGAAAGCGACAGCGAGAACCCCGCAACCGAGCGGCGGTATCGCTGTGCTATCCTCTACGAGATGACGACCGAGCCTGCGCAGGTTATCGGCGAGATCCTGAAGACCTTCGATGGCTGGTACGCGCAGGACGAGCTTGGGCGGTACGTGGTGTATGCCGGAAAATATTACCCGCCGACCGTCACCATCGGACCGGCCCAGATCGTCAACGCGCGCCATCAGTCGTTCGTGGAAGACGAGGACCTCTTCAACGAGATCGTCGTCTCCTACATCTCCTCGGACCACGATTTCAGCGAGGTAGAATGCGATGCCTGGCGGGACGAGGATAGCATCGACGACATCGGGAAGGTCAACAGCACGACCTTCGCGCCCCAGTCTCCAAGCTTCTCGCAGAACCGCCGCTTGGCGAAACGTCAGATGAGCCGCCAGAATGCGCAGGATCGGGGGACAATCACGACCAACTACGACGGCCGCGCGATGATCGGCCAACGCTACATCCAGCTCAAGCATGTCGAGGCCGGCGCCAACTTCTACACCGGGCCCGCCGAAATCGTAACATCTCCTGAAAAGGACATGCAGACGCTCGGCGTGACCTTCGACTGGGTTGCGGCTGACCCGAACATCGATGCGTGGAATCCCGCGACTGAGGAAGGTAGCCCTGCCCCGATTGGGGGTCGGATCGCCCTTGCCTCTGTCGAGACACCCGAGATTGCTACCGCGACGGCAATCCTGAGCGCAGATGGCGCCTATGCCCAGATCGCCATCAACGCGGGCAACTATACCCGCACGGACATCACCTGGTACGCTCGCTGGAAGCTCTCCAGCTCCAGCACATGGGTCGAGAGCGAGTATGCCGACAGCGATAGCGGCATTCCTGTCCTGCTCATCACCAACGTGGTCCCGACAAACTCCTCGATCGACGTTTCCGTCTCATATTCGACCGGCGGCGGCCTGAACTCGGATTGGTCGGATACGGTGACTGTAGACACGTCGACAGCCAGCCTCGCGCCGCTGCCGAACACTTCCTTCAGCGCGACCGGCGGTACAGGAGAGGCAAGCGGAAGCTGGACGAACAGCTCGTCGACAAACTTTGGGCACTCCGAACTCTGGTATGCTTCCAGCTCGGACTTCGGATCCGCCTCGCAGCTCGGCGGCGACTTCTCCGGCGCTGCTGGCGTCGTGGAAGCCTTCACCGAGACACTTCCATCCGGCACCTGGTATCTCTGGACGGTGGCTTTCAACGCGGATGCCACAGCCTCAGTGCAGACAGGACCGATCGAAGTTACGGTCATCTGATGGCGGTAAGCGCGTGGCAGCGGTAATCTACGCTGTCGCGCATGAAGGTTTTCCCCGCCAGCCTCTTCTCGCCCAACGGCAATGAACCATACCTCGACCGCCGTGTGATCAGCGGAGGCGTGTCGCTGAGTGAGGATGAAACGCTCATCGGGACCGATGGGGGAGGCCGGGTAGTCGTCGAATTCAGCGATTTCGACCTCGATGATACCGAGGTTGCTCGTGCCTGGGACGCGATCGATGCCTACATGGACGGCGGGCTTCGCGCTATCATCGTGCCTCTCTGCGATACACCGCATCAGCCCGCCTTCAGCTATGAGGCTGTAGCACATGGTGACGGGTCTTCGTTTTCGGATGAGAGCCTCTATTCTACGCCGGGTTCCGACGTCTCTCTCGCGGCTGACGCTGGCTTGCGCGCGACCAGCATCGAGATCGATATCGCGGCCTTGAATGGCATCCCAATGGGCTGGTTCAGCATCAACCATCCGACGTGGCGCCACCGCTGCTACAAGGTCGCCGAAATCATCTCGCAGACCGATACGAGCGCAACGATCTCCATCCGCCCTCCTCTTCGCGAGGCCGCGACTGCGGGAACTGCGATCGATTTCGCGACTCCACGATGCACGATGCGCATCGACGGTGAAATGCGCGCGCCCAGAACGATGGGATACGCAGAAGGCGGCGACTTGCGCTTCGTCGAGGACATGACTGGGAGCTATTCGTAATGGGCACCATCTCCACAGCCTTTGACGAGGCCTTCCGCAACTTCGTCACCGAGAATGTCCCGCTTTCTGGGATCAATGAGCCTCAGAAATCTGAAATCCGCGCGATCGGCCCCGTCATCGAAAGCGCCATCAGTACGATCGGTGCCGCCAACCTCGCCGACTACCAGCATGAAACCAAGGTCGAGGCCGACACCGCTGCCAGTGGCTACATGGATGGCGAGTATGTGCTCGTCTGGGGCGACAGTGACGATGCCAATAATGACCTGTGGCTGGTCGATACCGGCGACCTCATCCTCACCGGCACGAACGGTATATTTCACGACACCATTTCTAGTCTTGCAGGAAGCTACACTAGGCGGTCGCTCAACTCGGTTCCATTCGACGGGCTGGCAGCAGGTACAAGGCAGCTTTCGCAGGCGACCGACATGCAGGTGGGCGACCAGGCCACGATCGAAGGCGCGGCGAGTGGCGCCACCGTCACCGATCCTGTCACGGCAGCCACGGTCATCGAGAACGGCAAATGGCAATATGTCGACACGCCGTCGACGGGATGGACGCGCGTTGACGACCTCGACAGCCAACAGGCCGAGGGCTTCAAGGACCAGGCGCAGACGGCCTCGCAAAAATCGGCCCTTGAGGTCGACAATCTGCGGGTCAAGTCGGGCGACCCGCAGACGCGCGACATCGAGCTCATCGGGGGCAATTCGCTCTACTTGGGAGGCATGCTGGATGCCGGGGTCGCGGTGGCCTGGCGAGACAGTACAGCGGCAGGCAACATGGGGCTGGCCGTGACAAGTGACGGCGCGGCATTCGCTCCGGAAATGCGCTCCCCGAAATTCACCGGTGCGGACTTCAATCTCAGCTCGGCGCGGTTCACCAACTACGACTTCGCGATCCAGGATGGCCAGGGAAACGTGGTTTTCGGCCTGATCGGTTCGAAGATGTACGGCCCGGACGGGCTTGTCGGTTCCGGTGGAACCGCGACGACGTCGCTTGCGGCCAAGGATGCTCGTAACGAACTGTTCTCGGCTGAGATCATGAGCCAGCGCGTGACGAATGTTCAGTGGCCTGTCGTCGGCTACAACCTGCATTGTGGCTACGGCCAGTCGCTGCAGGCAGGCAACGAGACATGGCCCGCACTGTCGCAGACGCAGCTGTTCGGCAATGTCTCGCTCGGTCAGCTCGTGATTCCACAGGCCAACACCAGCGCCCAGTCTTTCACGCCCATCGGCGGGACATCCTGGCAGCCCCTTATCGCTGCGACCTATACGCCAGACGGCAACTTCCTCACGCAGGCAGAGGAAGACCTGCTGGTCAACGGAGACCAGACGACCGGCGAAATCCAGATCATCGGTGGGGTCAACTTCGCCAAGTTCCTTCTCAACCAGCGCTCGCTGTTGGAGAACGATACGGATCGGATCTTCGCAGCCTTCACGCCCGCCAATGGCGGCAATACGATCGAGCAGCTCTCCAAGGTCAACACGCAGGACAGCACCAATCGTTGGGGACGCTTAACCGATGGACTGAGCAAATCGATCACGGCATCCGGTGCCACCCCCATCGCCAGCCTTGTCTTCGACTACCGCGGCAATGAGTACAACTGCGAGGACCGGGGTGGGTCGTGGGACTACGACAGCTTCTACACGCTGCTCGATACGCTGCTGGACGATTACGATGATGAAGTGGCTGCGCGCGGGTTCGTGAACACTGCACCAACCGCCAAGTTCATTTATCAGACCTCGGCGCAGTGGGGCGATGACGTCGACAGTTTCGGCAATCCGGATCTCCACGTTCAGCGCGCGCAGATCGACCTGATGCTGGCACGAGACGATCTGTGGTGCCACGGCCCGGTCTACCCGTACCCGGACAAGGGTGGGCACCTGGGGCCCAACGGGTCGCGCTGGCAGGCGGGCAAGGCGGGGCAGGTCTGGCACCGCGTCACTGTGGAACGGCTGAATTTCCAGCCTCTGCGCGTGATTGAAGTCGAGCAGGAGAGCACGACTTCGATCCTCATTCACATGCACGTGCCGCACGCCCCCGTCGTCTTCGAGGCGCCGTTCCAGTACGCCGGACACAACCGCCCCTTCCCCGATGACAAGGGGTTCCGCGTGACCGACCAGGGTGGCGACATCGCAGCCGTTGCGTCCATTGTCGGTCGCACGATCATCCGTCTCACTCTGGCGCGGGCCGTCGATCCGGGGTCCTGCAAGGTCTGGTTCGCGGACAACACGGTCCACCTCGGCAACGGCTGTGTGCGCGACAGTGACCCAACCCTCTCCATCGATGTCTACGAGTACCTCCCTGATCGCGGGATGACCGCGGGCATGGATGAACCCGACTTCAACGACAAACCCTACCCGCTCTGGAACTGGCTGTGCGCTGGCGTCTGGAGCCTTGGCTATTCGGAGTTCTGACTATGGGCATGCTTATCACCGTACCGGGCGCCGACTGGTCGGCATCGCTGGCGCCGGGCATCGTCAACTACGATGGCGTCATGCAAGATCTCTCCGGAGGTCTCTTCTGGTCGACGGCCGATGCGGCCAACCTGGCAGTCGATGGGTCGAACAACGTCTCGCTCTGGTCCGACCGTCTCGGCCTGGCGGACTTCTCGCAGGGCGCTGCTGCGCGGCAGCCCGCTTTCGTCTCAGGCGAGACGATCGGCTCGGAAGACTACGGTGTCATCGAGCTCGACAAGACTGCCGCTGAGTTCATGAGCTGGCTCGGCTCGTTCCCTACGGGGGCTGACTACACCAAGATCGCAATCGTCAAGAAGACGGTCGATTTGAGCACGGCCGAGCACCTGCTTTCGGATACGCTGACGCCCTACCATTACATGCAGTTTCTCGACAACGGAGGCTACAAGCTGCGCGCGCAGAACGGCTCGGGAGACTTTGCGCAAAACCAGACTGCAATTCCGGGCCTCGATACCTGGATGCTTGTCGAGGCAGCTTGGGATGAATCAACCGGGACGATCTACGTTTCGGTCGATGGCGGTTCCTGGGTGAGCGCCACGACGGCTGGCGCGACCAACACCAGCGCGCTTTTGAAGCTCGGCGCCGGGGGCTCGGTGGGTGGCCTCAACGCCATGGTGCGTGAAGTCGCCCTTTCCAGCGAGTGCTTCGCTTTGGCCGAATTCGCCGATGAGCGCGCGCTCTACCTTCAGCGCTTTGCGAGCCTCTACGGAATTGGCGCGTGACGGCCATCGAGATCCCCACCAATGCCATTCGCTGGTGGGGCTTCATTGCGGATAGGCCGACATGATCTACCTGCGTTGGCCCGACCATTTCCCCGTTCGCGCAACCGAATGGTTGCTGGCCTCGATGAAAACGAGCTGGGGGCTGATCCTCCTGATGCACGTGGGCGCCTTCAACAACCAGTTCATGAGCGCGATGCGCCAGATCGGCAACGAAAGTGCGTGGGGCTGGATCGCTTTCATCGCCGGGGCTGCGCATCTTACTGCGCTCTACGTGAACGGCACCCGGCGGCGCAGCCCCCACCTGCGCGCCTTCTGTTCGGGCGTCGGGACGCTGTTCTGGTTTCAGGTCTGCCTCGGGATGTTCGCCACCGGCCTGCCGAATACAGGCTGGGCAATCTACCCATGGCTGTTCGTTTTCAGCACCCGAAACATGCTGGTCGCGATCCGAGATGCGCGGCGCTCTGATGAAAATTTCAAAGCGGGGACAACGATCTGTGGCAAGCGGAAGTGAAGTGCCTGAGGTCGCCAACTGGGTTTCGAGCATTGCAGTCGGCATCGGCCTCGCGATCGCGGCGGCCGTCCAATACCTGCGCAAGCCCAAGCCGGATCCGAGCAAGGATGTTGCCGTCGTCTCGGCCACGCTGGTCGGCGACAAACCGCTTATCAACCGGCTCATCGCGGCGCTCGAGGCGAACACCGAGGCGACCGCACAGAACAATTCGCTTCTGCAGGCCGACGCACAACAGCGCCTCATCGAGGAGCGGGCGGAAGAAATCTACCAGGCGCGCAGGCGGCGTGAGGAGGACTGAACCATGAGCTACACAATTCGCAATGGAACCTTGGAGCTGAACGGGGCAGCTGTGCGCCAGGTGCCCAGTCCGAATGTCTCGGGCACCTACCGCGTCAAGCCGACCAAGCTGGTGATGCACTACACCGCCGGCGGATCGGGATCCGGTTCCGCGACATGGCTGGCCAATCCGAACGCCGGGGCCTCGGCGCACTTCGTGATCTGCCGGGATGGAACGGTAATCCAGTGCGTGAGCGTGGATCGGCGCGCCTGGCATGCGGGCAAGTCGCAGTGGGGTGGGCTTACCAACCTCAACAGCTACTCGATCGGGATCGAGCTCGCGAACTGGGGCCCGCTGCGCGACGACGGTACCACCGCGGCAAGCAAGGCGGTCGACTACATCGAGGCGGCGCACAAGAACAGCGGACCGGTGCGCAAGTGGGAGGTATACCCAGCGGCGCAGATCGCGGCGGCCGAGGCGGTGGCCCGCGCCATCGCTGCCTACCATCCCATCAACGAGATCGTGGGGCACGACGATATAGCCCCGGCGCGCAAGCTTGACCCGGGCCCGGCTTTCGACATGGCCGCGTTCCGCAAGGCGGTGCTCGGTCAGGCCGGCGGCGACAGCGCGCCGGAGCGCGGCACGGTGACGGCTTCGAGCCTCAATGTGCGGAGCGGACCGGGCACGACATATCCGGTCGTCGGCGGGCTTTCGCGCGGGCAGAGCGTGCCGATCCTGGAGCGTCGCCGCGAGTGGATCTCGATCGCGCCCGGGCGATGGGTCTTCGGAGAGTATGTGCGGTGAGGCTTCCGTCCTTTGACAGCGAAGGCGGGCGGAAGGCGTGGGCTTTCCTCGCGATCTGGGGCGGCGCGATCACGTTCACCGCGATCATCGTCGCCAGCATGTACCAGCTCCGTAACGAGCCCGGTTTCATCTTCTGGCTCGCGATCTGCGCGGAGATCCAGGTGCTGGTCGGAATGACCGCGCTTGGCTGGGCGCTTGGCCGGCGCGTGAAGATCGATGTTGACCGGCATGGCATCGAGCTGAGCGACCAGGCGACCGGCAGGCCCGGCGATCCGGTTCACGTCGAAATAGAAGGACCCCGCCCATGATTCCGGCATTCATTCTCAAAATTCTTGCCCGCCTCGGCCTCTCATCGGCTCCGCGCTGGGCGTGGATTGCGCTGGCCGCAATCATCCTCGTGGCGGCAGTTTTCATGCTCGCCCGGTGCAGCGCGGTAGATGATAGCGAAGAGGCCCAAGCTGAACAGACGATCGAAGCCGAGCAGGCCACGGCCCGCGCGGCAGAGGCGGCCATCGAGGTACTGGAGGACCGGACCGTCACCGACGAGACCATCGATAAGGCCGTAGATAAGGCCGCCAAGGAGATCGAAGATGCGCAAGACCCTGCTGCTGTCCGCCACGCTGTGCTGCGCGCTGTCTGCCTGCAAGACAGTCACCGTAACGACCCCGCCTGCCTCATGCTCCGCGCTAATCCCTAAGGGCTGGTCGGAAGGTGTCGAGAGCGCTCCTGTGCCTGACACTGAGGGCCTGGACATGCTTGGGCAGGTGAAGGCCTGGGCCGGGGCGTATGTTGCGCAGGATGGCCAGATCGCCAAAGCCAACGGGCGCACTGCAGATACGATCTACATCGTGGGGCAGTGCGAGGACATGGCGAACGCAGCTAGAGGGAAGTGACCAGACCCGCTTGATTGCGTTCGTTCGCATCTGCCCGAATCGGAACGGCAGTGCCCGCGGCTTTCGATCCGCACAGGGCCGGTTTTGAGGTAAGCGCGCAGCGCGTCCCGGGCCTTGGCTCCTTTCGCGTAGTCGCACCACGCCGGGTTACGCGAGCCTGCAAGCCGCTTGCGCTGCGCCGGCCTGCACCTGGGCGCCCCCTTGACCTCCGGCGCATCGATCCCGATTAGGCGCACGCGGGTACCGTTACAGAGGCGTACGGTATCCGCATCATGCACAGATGCGATGCAGGCGACAGCAAGGGCGATGGGCATTCGTTCTCCGTTCGTTCTCGACAGTGCTATAGCTACGCCATGGGCTCAAAGCGACTCGATTCGATCAGCGACTACAACCGGAACGGCTTCGATCTGGAGATAACGTGCCGGTGCGGGCACAAGGCGCGCCTGTCATCGTTCGATCTCAGCACCGCGTGCGGGGCGCGCGGCATCAGCCGGAACATGGGCCTTCTCTCGAGGAAGTTTCGCTGCTCGAAATGCGGCAGCCGAGACGTCACGTATGGGCCGTGCTGGCGATGAAATGTTCGAGCACTGTCTGCCCAAACGATAGTGCTGGCTGACAAGGCGTACAAAACGAACAGCAGCCGCGCGTCTCTGCGTGCAAAAAGCGCCTTCGAGCTCGCGCAGCAACTCCCAGCCCACACTTTTCAAGGTACTAGCGCTCATTCTCGCCAATGAGTTCGGCAATTTTCCCTTGCCGACATACCAACTGGGATAGGCAGCAAAGCTGCTTCCCGAATCAAAGTTATTGATGATAGACATCGTCCGGATGGACACTAATCAACTCGCCATAACGTTATTTTTTTTCAGCAGCGCCATGCCGTTTGTCGTTGAGGCAACAAAACCAGATCACCCCAAAAGAATCATTCCTTGGTCGCTGGTAGCTGCGTGCGTGCTGTTAGGCTTATCATGGAACTACCTGTTCGAACGGTCGCTATTTTTGCAAACTAAGGCAGCGCAATTAACTTCCGATCCGACAACATGGTTCGTGATAATCACAGCCACATTCTTTGTTCTGCGCTCAAGAACGAAGACTCAGCCTCAATCCGGCGCGGTAGATGAGGAAAAAATACGTGAAATTTCTAATTCAATAATTTCAAAACACCTCGATAAACTCAACAAAATCAATGAAGAAATTGTAGAAAATAATCGTAAAATAAATATCCGCATAAAGGATATTTCAGAAAATATATTGAATATAGAAGAAAAGTTAAATAATTTTTCAATTATTGAAAAGTACAAAGAAAGTCCGGAAATTATTGAAAAATTCGTATATCATTTTAAAGATAAGATAAAAGAACTACATAAATCGGCAAAGCGTGCAGAAGGTGAAAATGTAATGGACCCAATGCAACATTGGGACAATGGGCAACAAAACATATGGAATGAATTCGACCCCATTGATAGGGAAACGTCTAAACTGGGATGGGAAGAAACTCGGCGGAACCAACACCCCAACTACAATCTCAACCCTATGAAACCAGTTCCAGGCGATGAAAATATTAAAGATCCCGAATTAAAACAAGAATATCGACGTGTGCACGACATGATGAGAAATGCGGCAGACGAAGCGCTGCGAAAGGCTGCAACTGCCAAGGGAGATCGAGAAAGAGCAAGGAACTCAATTATAAATGAATAATTTACACTAGGCCGCGTTTGCTTGGCTTCTTCATGAGCGCGGCTCCTTCAACGATTTGATGATGCGCGCATGGCGAGCTTGGCGCGGGTGGACGATCTTGCCGTTGAGCGCGTGGTGTGTGAGCGAGCCCCGCTCAATCCAGTTGTCGGGGAGCTCGGAGAATCCGCCATTCAGCCAAGGCTCCAGGTCCTTGGGGTTCTCGTCGAGGTACGAGATCAGGTGCCCTGCCGTCTCCATGCCGCCGACGCCTGCCATCGAGGCGAAGGCATCACTGCGCTGGGCGAGCAGCTCAATGAATTCGGTGATGATCGGGAGGTGGGCGCGATCCGTCATAACGGCGACCTTTCCAAGACCCAGCCCTCGGCCCCAGCTCGGCTCAAAAGCTCTGCCGCAACTTCATGCGTTTCCTCTTCGGTAAACTCGATGCCAGGAAGGTCCGGCTGACGGTTCCAGGCATCCTGTAAATGCTTGGCGAGTGCGGTGACCTTCTTCGGATCAATTCTCATGACCGCCCCTTCCCAAGCGGACGAGCCGGAAGCACCTTCCCTCCGCTCTTGGTCTCATGCTTGCCGCAGCCATCGCAAATGACTGCGTATTCGCCGCGGGCGAGGTTGAGGGGCTGCAAGATGGACAGGCGCCAGGTGTGGTGGCCGAACAGGCAGCGGATCGGCTTCACAGCCCCCTCCCCCAAATCATCACCCCCAAGCGCATCTGCGCGAAGAACAGCCACACGGCATAGGCGAAAAGCTGATCGATCATGCCGGGTAATCCCCCTCTCGCTCGAACCGCAGCCGGCACTTCTCGATCCGGCGCCAGCGGGTGTCCTCCTCCCCCTTGATCCAGACGATCCAGGCATAGCTCGTCGCCGTGCTTGCCTTCCGAGGCTTGCCGGTGGCCGGATCGATGTTCGCCGGATCGGGCGCGCCAGCGCGGACCAGGCGCCCGCGCAGCATCACCACGCGCTCGGCGTGCTGGAACACGTAGGACGGCGCAGGAGAGGCAAAGAGCCGCTGACGGCCCTCACCCTCCAGGAACGACGAACGCGCCAGCACCGCGACGCCCACGCGGCTCCGCTCCAACGCGCGGGCAATGAACTGCTCGGCCAGACGGAACGGCGGGTTCATGAACGTCCAGTCGGTCATGCTGAGGTGATCCGCTGGGCCAAACAGGTAGTCGCGGACCGGGAAGGCAGCACCATAGTCGAACACGTCGCTCGCCATGACGTGACCGAACAGTTCCCGCAGCGGCTTCACCATGTGCCCGCGGTTGGCGCACGGCTCGCGCACGTCGGACATAGCGAGGTTGAAGCCGAGGCCGTCCAGCTTGTCGCAGATGGCCCGCGTTGCCCAGGGCGGCGTCGGGAAGTCGTCGAGGCTGTCGTGGGGCTCCACGCGCTGCTGCATGACTGCGCTGCTGGTGTTCTGGCCGGTCAT